AAGCTCTTGTTAATACTACATTAGAATCAAACGAATCAGAGTGCGAATCTTGTACGATATGACAAACGAATGGAAAGTTAACAATATGGAAGGAGTGACGGTTTTTAATAAGAACCATGTAGATACAAAGAAACAACCAATGTTCTTTGGACAACCATTAGGAATGCAGAGATACGATGAGTTCAAGTATCCTGTATTTGATAAACTAACAACACAACAGTTAGGATATTTCTGGAGACCAGAAGAGGTATCTCTACAGAAAGATAGATCAGATTACAAAACTCTGACACCAGAACAAAAACATATCTACACTAGCAATCTGAAGTATCAGATTATGCTTGACAGTGTGCAGGGTAGAGGTCCTGGCATGGCATTTATGCCATACTGTTCCTTACCAGAACTAGAGTCTGCTATGAATGTGTGGCAGTTGATGGAAATGATCCACAGCAGATCATATACATACATTATTAAGAATGTGTATCCAGATGCATCAGAAGTATTTGATACAGTTCTAGATGATGACAAGATTATGCAACGTGCAGAGTCAGTTACTGCAGCATATGATGAACTCATCAATGCCGAACACGAATTTGATAGTGGTAACGCATGGAAATTTGCAGCAGAAGGACACCCCGCAGGAACTTATGACAGGAAAGAACTCAAAAGGAAACTCTACCGAGCAGTCCTCAACGTCAACATTCTTGAAGGCATTAGGTTCTATGTCTCCTTCGCTTGCTCGTTTGCATTTGGTGAACTCAAAGTTATGGAAGGATCCGCTAAGATTATCTCTCTTATCGCCAGAGATGAAAGCCAACATCTTGTCCTTACTCAACAGATCATCAAGAAATGGCAGGATGGTGACGATGAAGAGATGGTTAGAATCGCTGAAGAAGAAAAACCCAACGTCATAAAGATGTTTCAGAATGCTGTTGATGAAGAGAAGGCATGGGCATCATACTT